AATTTATTACGTACTTTAAGCGAACGGTGGCCCTTCATCACCCTATGTGTGTATGCCGGCAACGAATACCTGGGAATCATACAGAATCGAGACAATGCAATAACAACTTTGTATGATTTTGGCAGTATTTTAAGCGATGAAGAGAAAAATGAATTTATTGATTTGGCCAATACCTGGTGGTGGGAGAGCAACCGCAGTATCCCCATCAATATATTTTTGAAAGCTGAATGGGAGAAATTTCGCCCCTATCTCAGAACTTTCAGCAACCGAGACCTGCAGATCTTGCACGGTCCTGTGTGCAGTTTAACCGATATTAGTCAGAAGAAGAGCAAACGAAGATCAATTACCCTGGTTAGGAAGCTGGATTAATTTCATCCAGCAGATTCATATGTAGTACCACCAGCATGGCATAGGACAAGCTATGTGACTTTTTAAATGTGTAGCCCCGGCTATCGTCCCCGTTCCAAACTTCATCAAACACTTCACTCCAAGCACGATTTTGCAAGTGTGCTTTGCCTGGTCGAATGATACTAATAAACGCTGCCATTCTAGGCACACTGTCAGGGCGCATACTGCGCAGTAAATCTGTGTATTTTCCCACGTGAACTAGTTGGCCAGCCCAGGCAGGATCTTGCCACAGTCGTTGCCAGGGTGGCGACTTTGCCAGCAATGTTTCATAGTGTGCCGGGTCACGCACCAGCTGATACACACTCATGTTTAAAAAATCCAACTTGAAGTAACCACGACTTTCAGCAGTTTCATAATCAATGGCTGCACACTTGTTGATGGGATCCTGTGGAATGTCGGTGACATATATTCCTGAATTATGTCGGCGCACTTGACCATCTGCCATCTGCATGGCTGCGGTGTGTTTGATTAATTCAAGCACCTTGCTTCGGTCCGGGAGATCAATGTCAATGTCTGCGCTCATAAATTGTGTATTTGTAGTGAGTGGGTAAACCAACCATCTTCGTTAATTGGTATTGTACGCCCAAGCAGTTGCTGAAGTCTAGCATCAATATAGCCTTCGTAGATGACGTTGATGTTGGGCAACTCAAATTCTTCCCTGGCAATTATTCTTGATACTATGTTATCGCAGTATTGTTTGCTGTGTTTAAAGGGTTGCCGTTTTAAAAATTCTTGGTGTAGATTTGACAATTCAACATCATCAATGTCAACCACAAGTTCTAGACATTTTGCTAGATCATGAATTTCTTGTATGAATTGATCTAAGCTGTAAAACTTGCCGAACTCAAAACGCCTGACCTGACAACTCTTGTGATATACCATTTGTGCCTGATTGAGGGCCAGGCCGTGCAAGTTGGGTTGTAAGAATCCAATTCGAAAAAACTCTCTAAGTATATGCCTGGGACAGTTGGGATGTTCAGCATCAAATTGATAAAATTTAAGATTGTGCACTTTTTCACATTCTTCTCGGATATGGTTTGGTAGCTGTAGGTACTCTGCCACTGTGGTGATTGTTGGCCAGGAAGAATCTGCCACTGCTTGATAACTGTCCACCAGTTGATTATTAAAGTACTGTGAAATAATATTTTCTCGCACCCACCGGTAATGTACATTATCAAGTTTATTATAAGTATTGATCTCTAATTTTTCTGGATCTACATTGTGGTCACCGGCTCGTAACAAACTTATACATTGTAAGGCCAACAGATCATCGGTTGTAAACTGTATTGAAATCACAGTAGAGTCAACCAGTGAAATGTTTTTAGTTGAATAGTGTCCACACTGAAACATGATGTCACCAAGATACGTTTTTTGATGTGCACCGCCCAGGGCGTTAAATGGAGTGGGTGCGGCTGTTGGCACCTGTCCTAGAATGCGATTACATACAAATTCTAGATAGTTGCCATGTGCGCCGCCAATAAAGTCAATGTGTATCATTACCATCCAGCCTGTTTTAATATTTCTTGTGCATAAGCTTGATCGGCATTGTAATCATTGAATTTCTTTTGCCAAACATCGCTGTCAATGTAACACCATATCATGGCAATCTGTGTCTGGTCAAGTGAGTTCAAAAACTTTTGTCCGCTTTCGCTGTTGTAGATCACCCAAGGACTGATTTTACCCGTGGTCACTGCATGACATATTGCATTTGAGTTACCGTATCTAAGACAATCATGTGCTGGATTGCTGGTGGACTCCTGCCAGGCAATGCCGTATTCAATGGCTCGGGCCAAGGCATCGTCAACTGCTTCTACTCGCAGATACCCAATGAGGTACTCGGTGTAAAATGCATCCTTGCACCAATAGTCAATTTTCTTGTTGTTCTTCAACAACCAGTCCATGAATCTAACTGGATTCACAGCTCGTAGTCCCACACAGTATCTGCCAAACTTGACAAACGCCCTGTAGTAAGGACTTTTGGCAAACTCATTCCAGCTTTTTAAACGGCTAGAACCCTGTGTGTAATCATAAAACTTCAAGTAGGCTTGAAAGCCAAGGTGCACTCCTACTTCATTGCGCTCTTGTTCCCGTCGCTTTTGTTCGCACACATGCACAGCCAGTGTGGTTTCTTTGATAAAACTACGATCACAATATTGACAGACAAATGACATGTTGGCTTAGATTAATTTTTCTTTGATTTGATCAACAAAGACGTTTTTTAGTGCTTGACTACAAAACCGATCATAGTTGTGCTCAATTGAATCAATGTGCTTTTTATACATTATACTACAATATTCAATATCCCACAACTTTATTCGGTCCACTATAAACTCTATTTTTTCAAGTAATGGTAATTCTGGATCAACTTCCCCTGGTAACTCAAATCCAAGCTTGTTCAAAGCCGACACTGTTCCGTCATTGCCCAGCGTCATTGTCAAGCATCTGCTCCGTATAGCTTTCCAAGTTTTTTCTGTTATAAACACCTGATCTGCATCTGTATTACTTTCCCCAGTTATATTAATCATGGCCGAGTATGCCAAATGTTGGTTGGTATGATCGCCGGAACTGTTTTCCGGGTATTGTTTGAAAATTTCTTGGTATTCATCCAACGCCGACTGTGATATAAAGGGAATATCAGCCATGAGGTCAATAGTGTGTCCCAATGTTTTTGCCATTTGAGATTTTATAAAACCAAGCTGGTTATCAACGTTGGTTAAATGCACAGCAAAACAGTCCTTGTCAGTGACATAACTTTTACATTGTTGATAAAAATACAATCTATGAAATCTTGCTTGGCTCGACAGGAAACTAAATCTAAATTTTTTATGTTCAGACTGACAGTCACGTTCAACTTTTTGAGTAATATACCAAGTGGGAAAATATATTAGGTCTGCATTGTTGTTAAACAACTCCAACAAATTACCGGTTAGTATTTTTAATGGTATGCCTGCCTGGCGGGTTTGTTTCAGCAATGCAGTTAAGTCTCCCATCTGGTGTGGATTTGAATCTGCTAAAATCAGTTGTGGTTTTTTGTTTTTGACATAAGTTTGTTTGAGCACATCCAGCCGGTTTGGGATAGATAAAATTTGCTCGTTGAATGTTTGAAAGTTGCTAACTATTTTATCTATTTTTAAGTTTTCAAAAAATCTCTTATAGTGCAGTATCATTGCCCATGTCTTTGAGTTGTGCCGCAAGTTCTTTTTTGGTGTTGAGTCGACTCATGAGTTCAACTTCATCCATCTTCATGTTAGGATACAATTTCATCAACATTTTTTTAACATCAGTGTTGCCTTTGTCTTTTTTCTTGGGCGCAATCCAAGGATGTGTGTGACTTCCAGTTCCGGGACTCACTGCTGTGCTCATGAGCCATTGCAGTTGAGGATGCCGATTTACTGTAAAAAAGTGTTTGTTGAGATAGTGATTGCAACTTTGCACATAGTATTCTTGCAGTTCCTGTGTGCCCTGCACTGTGCTACTCCAGCGAATCATGAGATAGGGACTGAACTTTTTGCGCTCTTCATCTGTGAGACTGTTGTAAAAATCACGGTCCTTGCCATCAAGACGAGCCATCTCATAGCGTATGTTTAGCCGATCGCTCATTTGATCTTTGCTGCCAATTGGTTGATGACTTCTCTGAGGCGTACCATGTCTCGATGCATGCGATTTATTTTATTATCTTGCTCAGCAAGTTTGGCTTCCAGCTCTCGAATCTGGCTGGGTGACTCATCTACTTTGGGTTTGATTATTGGGACAACAACTGGGTTGTCAGGATCGGTTTGATATTGTTTCATATGATTACCATGCTAAACTGTAGTTAACTATTTCGCAATTCCTACTGATGTCCTTGACAAAATAAACACAATCGGGGCTGTGATCATTGTTCAAAGGCACTGCCAACATTTGTCCGTTTTTAAGCTTGGGTGCATACCAGGTCACTTCGTGGTAAACATCTAGAATTTCTATGCTTGGAAAACTGGGACGAAAGCTACTCAATGGATTGAATTGGAATACTTTAAAGCCTCGGTCATTTATACTTGTGAGTGGCAATACTTCTAAGTCGCCTAGATCAGGCTCACCTATCAGCACTTGCCAGTCCATGGGCATGCGGATTATATCATCGCCAATCTTAAGCACCAAAGCAGGTGCTGTAAAAGTTTCTAGATATATCAAAGGTATGTAGTGATAGTCTGGATTGCTGGGATCTGAATTATCAAGTATGGCAAAGCGCATGTCATCCACTTCGTCGGGCAACGTGTTTAGATCATAGGACTGATTGTCATCAAGGGTTAGTATTTGCATAAAGTATATTATATATGGTATCAGGGCGATAGTCAACCACCTGCCAGGGCAATTGATTAAAATAACCAAGTACATATTCAGCATTACGCTCATAACAACAACGAGTGTTGTCACGCCATAATGAGAATAGTGTGCGGGTTCGGTCTAGGGTAATCACTGGGTTTACCTTCCGGCAGTGATCATGTAACATGTGTACGTCTTGCAATAGTTGTGTCATTGACCAACAGCATGCATTGCCTTTGAGCATGGCTTCAAGGCTTGATATTTTATGTACAACTTCACTGACTTGCATTTGTGTTGGTGGTCGGTTGATTTGTGTTAGTTTAGTATTTTCTATGAAATAGCAAAAGCTAGCGTCAATGCTGTTGTCCCAAGTCACAGCAATCCCGTCTTGGCCATATGAGTTTTGAAGCGATGATGAAGGTGGTAACTGTTGTTGGCTTTTGTAGCTGGCGACTGCAACGTCAAACCGTTCATCATTGTTGCTGTGCAAAATACAATCTATTAGACTGCCACAGCTGCCAGGTGCCGATCTAATTATTTGATTTTCATCCATTCCAGTTTTTCTTGCGTGAAAGGATAGTTTGCTTCTTTGTAATAGGCTTTACGTTTAGTGAGATGTCGTTTGGCAAACTTGCACGTTGACGTGACGTCCCAGATTTGTACATGGTCTTTGTCTTCTGCTTTTCTAATGCCTCGCCCAATACTTTGTATAACGCGGACAAAGCTTTTTCCGGGCTCCAAAAGAACCAGATTAAAAATACGGGGGATATTAATACCCACAGCGGCCACACCATAAGTCGCCACAATAATCTTGTCACTAGATTCTGCCAC